AGACAACTCGCCTACTGAAATGCAAAGCGCACCTGCAACTACTCCTACGGTTAAAAGTGAAAAACACACACAAGAAGTGTTTTACCAATTCGCTCAGGAAATGGGAAAACAAATTGAAGCTATGGAGACTCGTTTAATGGCTCACATTGAATCAAAAAAAGAAGTTGAAGTATCTTTAACTAAACAAAAAGAAGTACAAGAAATCGCACCTAGAAACGCAAAAGAAAGATTACAAGCAAGACTAAACCAAGCAAAAAAATAATGAGTACGGCTAGAGAGAGAATCGCTTTAAATTTAAATGCGGTGAAGTCGGAATCATTAGAAAATGTAAATGTAAATTTAGCATTGACGGACGATTTAAAAGCAAGCGTTACGGTTTTGCAATCTGAAAATAGTAAATTATTAAAATCAATTGAAAATTTTCAAAGCGCATATAAAGCTATGCAATCTCAATCTTCTATGTCTGAAAAAATTAAATCAGAACAAGGCAAATTGACAAGTTTAACCGAAACTAAAGCGAAAGAATTAGGAGTTCCAGTAGGTTCCATTCCCGGATATTCAGACGCATTAAAAGCATGGGGATTAGTTGACTCAACAATAGATAAAATAAAAGAATTTTAAAAACAAAAAAATAAAACATGGCAACAGTAGTATCAGTTACATCAAATTACGCAGGCAAGGAAGCAGGCGGAATTATCGGTCAGGCTTTTAGAGAAGCAGACACAATCGCAAGCGGTTTCGTTACTACTTTCGAAAACATTAATTTTAAATTGAATCTTAGAAAGATTGAATTAACAGGAGGCAAGAGAGCTTATACTTGTGGATTCCTTCCTGCTGGTTCAATTACTTTATCTGAAAAGGTTTTAGAGCCTATCAAATTTAAAGATGACTTTGAAATTTGTAAAGAAGATTTTAGAGCGCAATGGTCAGAAGAAAGTATGGGTGCATCAGCTCACAATGATAATGCTCCTAAAGATATTATGGATGCTATCACAGTTGAAAAATTGGCTCAAACTTCTGCAGAATTAGATGATAACATTTGGAATGGAGACAGCATAAACCCTACAGAGTTTGACGGTTTCTTGAAATTGTTTTTAGCTGATGCGGATGTTATTGATGTAGATTTTGCGGCTGCAACTTCTGAATCAAATGTGGAGGCTCAATTGAAACAAGCTCTTTCTGCTATTCCATTAGCAATGAGAAAAAAACCTTTGAGAATTGGAGTTTCTTCTGATGTAGCACAAGCATATAACTTTTGGTTAATTTCTAAAGGAATTTCTAACGGATTAGGAGGTGATGCAAACACAAACTTAATCTTTGGTAAATATAAAATAGAAGAATTATCTGCTTTGCCTGCTTCAACAGTAATTATCGCAGAGCCTAAAAACTTAGTATTCGGGACTGGACTTTTAGCAGACCACAACGAATTAAGATTAGTAGACCAAGACGAAACAATGTTGAACGGTTTAGTTATCGGAACAATGGTATATAATGCAGGTGTTCAGTACTACAATGGTGAAGAAATTGTATGGGCTAGACCAATCGCATAATTATTAATCTAACCGCTCTTTAATTAGGGCGGTTTTTTAAAAAATATAGAAATTATGGCGTGTGAAAGCATAACTAAAGGTAGAAAACTTGGATGTAAGGATTCAAGAATAGGCGTTAAAATGATTGACTTTGTACCATTTGAAGAATTTGGTTTCGTTACAACTCTACAAGAGATTGCAACTTTACCAGTTGGATTAACAGAGGTTTTTCGTTATGAAGTAAAAGGAACAGGGAACAATCTTATCGAGACTGCTACTGTTAATATGGAAAATAGAACAACTGAAATACGTGCGGTTATTAATGCCGTATTACCTAAATTAGGTAAAGAGTCAGATGTTGAATTAATGGCTATGTTGTACGGTCGCTTAGTTGCATTCGTACACGATTATAACGGTAATGTTTTTGTAGTTGGAATAGATAGTGGATTAGATTCTACAGGAGGTACAAAATCAACTGATGCAAGCGGTTATACAATAGCACTTGAAGCAGTTGATAATAAATACAGTCCTTTCTTATCTGCAAGTGCAAAAACAGCTTTAAATGCATTAGTAAGTGTTGCAGTAATCGAACCTTAAAAGAAAGGAGAAAAATTTATCTTATTAAATCCCTTGCATTATATGTAAGGGATTTTTTATTTATAAATTTATTTTCATACTAAGTTCTATTACTCTTTGATTCGCTAATATATCTCTATGTTCGGCTTCTTCAAATGACACATGTATTTGTTTATCAAATGGATTTACTACTTTAAAAGAAACTAATTCTTTTAATTTTTCAATGGGCAATTCGGATAATGAATTAATAATAAATTCCTTTTCAACTCTGTCTTTATAATAGTTGTACACTTCTGGACTAACTTTTTGTATTCCGTTAAATAATTGTTTTGCTTCCATAATATATTTTTAGTTTATAAATTATTTATTTCTTGTTTCACTTCATTCCAGTAATAATGTATATCTGATAATTCAGAATGTGACCATTTAGCAACATTTGCCGAATATTCAGCTTGTATCTTAGCCATTTCATAATTATTTTCTAAGTCTTTATTAGGTAATTGAATTTGCATACAATCAGTAATTAACTCAATTACTTTTTCTTTTGGAGTCATAATATATTTTTTATCAAATATAAATACAATTTTGATTATAAACGTTATAATAGTATGAAAGTTTTTAAACCGTCAGATACAATTCATGCTTTATATATAGTTAGTCGCTCTATTCCAGAGACGGCAACTTTAAAGCTATTTTATGAATTAAGAAGTGAGGAAACTGCAATTCAAATTACTTGCTCAAACGTAGGCGGTTATTTACATGCTAATTTTGAACATATTTTTAAAGAAGGTCAAAGTTATGAAATTGCTATTTATGATAATGCTAGCGTTCTATATCGTGGCAAAGCATACGCAACAGACCAAGAAGATTTACAAAATTATAAATTAAACTAATGATAGGAGTTATACAATTATCTAATTACGTTAGACCCGAAGTAAAAGAAGTTAATTCAAAAGAATATGTTTTGAATGGTGACAAAAACGACTTTTACAAATATATTATAGACAGATACAATGGTTCTCCAACTAATAGAACTATTATTGACTCTTACGCTCAGTTTATTTATGGAAAAGGTTTAATGAGTTCCCAACAATCTAGTAAAGCTATTCAATTCGCAAACGTAAAAAGATTGTTGTCTAAAAATGATTTGCGCGCTATTTGTCAAGATTACGCAATATTTACCGAAGCATCATTAGAACTTATTTATAAAGATTCTAAATTACAAAGAGTTAAACACGTACCGAAGAATCAAATTGCACCTTCAAAATTAAATGAAGATAGCGAAATAACATCTTATTGGTTTTCACAAGACTTTAATAATACTAGAAAATATCCACCTATTGAAATAGACAACTTTAAAACAACTGATAAAATAAAAAATGGTTCTTTAATTTATGTTATTTCAGATTACCAAGTTGGAAAAATATATTATTCAGACCCGTCTTATTTAGCTGGATTGCCTTATGCAGAATTAGAGGAAGAAATCGCAAACTATTGTATTAATCACATTAAAAATGGCTTGTCAGTAGGGCATTTTATTAATATGAATAACGGAGTCCCTGAAAGCGAAGAAGTAAAAGATAAAATAGTTAAAGATATTAAAAATAAAGCAACTGGAACTAATAACGCTGGTAGAATTGTTGTAATGTTTAACCAAGATAAAGAGCATGAAACTACTGTAGTACCTATGGAGGTTTCAGAAGCGCACAAACAATATGAGTTTTTAAGTTCAGAATCAGGACAAAAATTAATGATTGCACATCGTGTAACTTCACCGATTATATTTGGAGTTATGAAAGATGGCGGTTTAGGGAATAACGCTAATGAAATGGAAGTTGCGTTTGATGAAATAATGACAATGACTATACAACCTAAACAAGAAATTATCTTAGATGCTTTAAAAGAAATATTTATAGCAGAAGGATATTCAATTGATTTAGATTTTATACCATTAAGAAAGAAGGCGCAAACTCAAACGCAATTAAGCGCACACGACCACGATGAAACAGATGATATAATTGCGGATGCTTTAATAGATTTAGGTGAAGTAATAGACGAAAACGAATGGGAGCTTTTAGATTCACGTTTACAAGAAGGTGAGCCTGAGTTAACAGAAATGAGTTTTAAACTCGCATATGTACCTAGTAACTTCCCTGAGCGTGACAGTTTACAAGATACAACTTTGTTTAAAATACGTTATTCTTACGAAGGTTCGCAAAGTCCTGAAAGAGAATTTTGTCGTAAAATGGTTAATGCTAAAAAAGTATATAGAAAAGAAGATATTGATTTAGCAAGTAAAAAAGCAGTTAATAAAGGTTTTGGGCCACGTGGAGCAGATACTTATAATATGTTTTTATATAAGGGTGGCGCTAGATGCCAACATTTTTGGATGCGAAAGATATATTTAAAGTCCAATAACGACCAAATATCAAGTAAAAAAGCACGCGAATTATTAAACGCTTTAGATCCTGCTTTAAGAAAAGAGGCTAATTTTGAACAAAATGACCCCTTAGTGGCTAAATTACCAACCGATATGCCTAATAATGGTTTCTTAAATCCTCAGAAATAATGGAATATTTACTTTTAAAAGATAATGAAATCGCACACAGTTCTATTTTAGGGGGTAATGTTGATGTAGATAAATATAAATATTGTATTTCAGATGCACAAATTTCATCTTTGGAGGAAATATTAGGTGAAGATTTATACGAAAAGATAAAAACAGATGTTGAAGATGATACTATAACAGGGTTGTATTTAATTTTATACGAAAAATATATTACTCCTTTTTTAATTCATCGCTCAGCTATGGAGTATTTGAAGGACGGTGCGTATATGGTGAATAATGGGGGTATTTATAAACACACTCCACAAAATGGAACTGCCATTGATAAATTAGAAGTTGATTTATTGGTTAGTAATCAAAGATATAAGGCTGACATTTATCAGCAAAGAATGGAAAAATGGCTTTGTAAAAATAAATTAACAGAGTATATTTACAACAGTGAAAATATTGTAAACCCAAAGAAAGATGAAGGAAACTCAGGATGGTACTTTTAAAAAAGAAAAAGAACCTAAAAAAGTCATTAAGAAATTAGAAATCTATTTAAGCAAAAAAAATGGCGGAACAGATAATAAATATAGGGGCATCGGCAAATGATGGTACTGGTGATACTTTAAGAGAAAGCCAAAGAAAAGCAAGAGAAAACTTCTCTGAATTATACTCAATCATACTCCCAGAAATTGACTTCACAAATTTTAAATTCCTTCAAAAGGGATATGGGAATACTTTGACGAGTTATGAAATAGGTGACATATTCAGCGGTTGGAAAAATGACGGTACAATTCGTTATACAGAGGCTAAATGGCTCGGAGGCTCAATAAATGATTCTGATAATTTTATTCCATTAGTGCAAACAGAAATTTAAACAAACATGAAAAAAATACTTTTTTTATTATTACTTATTACGTCCGTAAGTTACGGTCAAACCACCTTAGCTAATAAGTTAAAGATAACAGGGAATACTTTAAGTACAAGTACATTAAAAATTAATACTCAAGAAACTGACGGACAAATCAATTATATTCCTGCTAGTTCTTTGCCTATATCTACAGTTAATGCATTAGAATTAGCTAAAAAACAATTCCTTTCAACAGGACTATTAAAAAACGGTGCGATTACCATTAATGGCGACCCTACTAAGTTTAATATTACGGCTGGAATTGGTATAATTTCAAACTTTGATGATCCTGAAAATCCAATAAGCACAATTATTAATTTTCCTGCTTTTACTGGGGTTACTCCGACTTATTTAACTACTGGGAATATTACTTATATCGCTATAAATAGCACGCCTGCAGTAGTTATGCAAGCGACACCTTTTACAGCTATTCAAAGGAGAGATTTAATTGAATTAGGAGTAGTTGTACATTCTAATTTAACCACCATTAACGTAATAAACAATCTTTCATCTCCTACTGAAGCTGGCACAAATCAATTGCATGATTTATTTGATTTTATCGGTGCTTTAAATTTATCGGGTAATGTTTATTCCGCCAACGGGGCGAACTTGCAGTTAAATAAATCCGCTGGAATAATTGGTAAAAGAGGGGTTAACTTTGTAAATAATTGGAAAGACCCGCACAGGTTAGCTCAATCAGCAGAAACAGCACTTACATTTAGATATCGTACTCAAAATGGTACTGAAGGAAGTGACAGGGTAAATTTAGACCCTACTTTATATGATCTTAATAACGTTCTTACCGCCGTGCCAAATAATAAATTTGTAATTGAAACCGTTATAACTTTTCAAACTGGGACAACAAGAATTTTAAAAAGTCAACAGTATTACGATGACTTGCAAACTGCTATTAATGCTGTACTTACTAGATCGTTTGTAATTGAGTCAAACTCAAAAGAAAACGGAATTATTCGTGCTTACATTATAATGCGAAATACTACTACTTCTTTACAAAACGTTGCTGACGCAAAAATATTAGAAGCTCAAAAGTTTGGCGGTGTTGCTTCGGGGGGTGTTGCTTTTACTTTAGCAAATATAGTTACGGCTTTAGGATATACGCCTGAGAATATAGCTAATAAATCAGATAGTCACACGGTTTCATCTAGCACTACATACGCAAGCACAAAGGCTTTAGTTGATGGATTGAATACAAGAGTTACCACTACGGGAACAACAGGAAATATTCAAAGAATAGTAGGAACAAATACTCTAGGGAATAGTGCATTAACCGACAACGGGACAAATGTAGTTAGCTCATTGCCTTTAAGCGTTGCGTCATCTATAACTGGAAATTCATTTGTTAAATCAGCGGCAACGGCAACGAATATACTTTTAGCAGGAGGCACGGATATTACGCAGGCTTCTTTATTTGCTTCATATTTACCCCAACTAGAAAGTAACAATACAGATTTAACGGTTTGGAATAATGGGAAAGGGAATGAATCCACAAACACGTCTTTTGGCGAGGAAGCGTTTAAATCAAGGACTACTGGGACTAGCAATACTGTCTACGGGAGGCAGTCTTTAAGCTTAAATACTACAGGGGCTAGCAATACAGCTGTAGGGTTAAATGCTTTAGGATCCGTAACTACAGGGTCTTTAAACACGGGTTTAGGATTTGCATCTGGACAATATACTTCTGACGGAGTGACATTTAATTCTACTTCAGACTCTTCTGTATACCTAGGAAATAACACAAAATCTTCTGGAAATGGGCAAACAAATCAAATAGTAATAGGATATAATGCAATAGGCGCAGGCTCAAATACCGCTACTTTAGGAAACACAAGTATAACACAAACAATCCTACGTGGGGCGGTTACGACAAACGGCTCTTTCATAAACTCAACAGCTCCAGCAACAAACGCTTTATTAGCGAATGGGGCGACTTTAGCTAATCCTATTTCTGGAACTGGGACAACAGGGTATTTATCTAAATTTACCGCAAGCGGTACGATTGGGAATAGTATAGTTAGTGAAAGTGGGTCCATGCTGAACGTGGCTGGTACAGCTAGATTTAAAGAAGGGGTGGGCACATACTATGCAGAGGCAGGTTCAGATACTAATTATTCTTTTTTCAGAGGGGGTAACTCTGGACTGGGCACTCTAGTGTATGATATTTTAGGTAAAGGCGTATTTATGCAGCCTTTTTCAGGCAGCTTAATAGTTGGTGGGCTTACAGATAATGGCGTTGATAGGATTCAATCTAACGGTAGTATATTAGCGACTCAATACAAAATATCAGCATTAAATACTGCTCCTGCAAGCGCAACAGCTACAGGAACAACGGGAGAAATAAGAATAACAGCAGGTTTTATTTACGTATGTACAGCGACTAATACATGGGTTAGAACTGCTTTAGCGACTTGGTAAGAAATTAAATAAATAAATAAATATGAAGAACTGGAGAACAACATTGTTAGGGGTAGTAATTTCAGCTTACCCAATTATTGATGCAGTAATGCAAGCGTATAATACTGGCTATTTTACAGACAAATCTGGTAGTCAATTATGGCTAGGTATTGGAGTGATTGTTTTTAGCGTTTTAGCAAAAGACCCTAAATTTAATAATAACAAAAATACTGATTCTTTAATAGGTGGATCAAGACCTCCAGTTGATAAAGATGAAAAGTAAACATTTACTTCTATTGATATTAATACCGCTTTCAGAAATTAAAGCGGTATTTTATCAATCTGATTTAAAGATTAGGTTTTCTTTATTTTCAGAACAAAAGATGTATTTGTGTAATGTAGTAGAGGAATATTCAAACATCACTATAGTCGGAATTGTTTTTTACTTTTTAGCTTTTGTAAAACCAGATTTGACCACTAAACAAATTGCACTATTTTTATTCATTATAAATGCTTTAGATTTTGTATTTTTGGGATTAATGAGTAATTATCTTTATCTTTTAAAAATACCGTTATCAGGCTTAATTTTTATGTATGCAAACAATAAAACTTTTTTTCAACGCAATTAATTATTTATTCTTTGTATTTTATAGCTTCACAATAATTGATGTTGTTAAAAAGGTATCTTTTGGCGAGTTTTATTTGTCTAATGCAACTAATTTCACTCAATTTATATTGACCTTAATAGGTGTGTTTTTTGCTTATTTTAAGCTTAAGACTTACATAAGGGATTCAAAAACTAAAAGTCAGATATTAGAACAAGAACTACAGGAAAAAAGAGATAATCATTTTTATAAAAAATTTAACGGTCAATTTATAAAACCATTTGAAAAAGACGAAACATTATGAAATTAGATCAAAACGGTTACGACGCTCTGCATAAGAGAGAAGGACTAAGATTAAAGCCTTACCTAGATACACAAGGCGTTCCTACTATTGCAATGGGCAATACCTTTTATCTTAACGGTAAAAAAGTAACAATGAAAGATAAACCATTGACTCTATCTGAAGCAAAAGAACTCGGTAAAATAGTAGCTGATACTTTTGCAAGAGACGTTGATGACTTAATCACTTCTAACGTAAATCAAAATCAATTTAATGCTTTAGTATCATTAGCTTATAATATTGGAATTAACGGGTTCGCTAAAAGCACCGTTTTTAAGCGTGTAAATATTAACCCTAACGACCCAACTATTAAAGGTGCGTTTATGATGTGGACTAAAAATAAAGAGTTAATAGGGCGTAGAAAATCGGAAGTGGAACAATATTTTACAAAATAAATTATGAAAAAATTAATTATCACAATGTTATTAATTACCGCTACGGTTTCAGCGCAAGAAATTGAAGATAAAATAAAAGGCGCTATTGAAATAGACGGTCATGTATTTTATAATAAATACGTAAAAGATCCTATTTTTTTTAAAGCTAATTTAGAAGGAATTAAAATTTTTGATTCTAAAAAAGAGTACCAAAAAAGAAAATGTAATATAGATAGTTGCAAAACAACACATTTATAACCTAAATTATATGGGACTTTGTTACTTAATGGATGGCCGACTTCAAATAAAACTTTACTTTCAAATTAAATGAAATATCTTTTAATATTTTTACTACTTGTCGGATGCGGAACTAGAAAATTAGAGTCTGAAATTTTTGAAGGCATAGAAATTAATAATACCTATTCTACCGGCTCTAAAATAGTTTTAGGTACAAACTTAACTTTCACGCCATTTGACAACTCTAAGCCTTTTAAAGTTGATGGAAAGAAGTATAGCAACGTTGTTGTTTCAAGCTCGACTAACAAAATAGTTGAAAAATGGAAGATTAAAATAATTTATCGAACTAAAACTATCTATCAAACTAAAATAATAGAAAAAAAAGACAACTCTAATCTATGGATAGGAATTGTCTTTGTTGTTGGGTTGTTTGTTTTTTTATGGTTTAAGCTTAAGTAGTTTCTTCAAGAACTTTTTTTGCACTATTAATAAACATTTTAACGGCTATGCTTCCTTTATTTGGTAATGAATTAGAAAGTCTTAAAGCGTGTTGTACTACTTCAGTTAATTTCTTTATAGTTTCATCTTTTTTACAATCAATTTGTTTTTGTGATTTATAAGTTTCCATAATTTTAATTTTTATTTAAAATCCGATTCCGTAAAATAGTATCGGCTTTATTGGCTGTTATTTATTTTTTATACGTTCTTCCCTTAACTGAAATTCACGTTCAGATAAATGTTTTTTAGTTTCTCGAATAGTTTTAGTTAAATCACTAAAAGTTTTATCTTTCATGTTTTCTGCCCAGTCTCCTTTTTCTTCACTTGTTATTTTAGAAGATAAATGTTTGGTTCTTATTTCTGAAGGTATTCTAAAATATTCTTCTTCAGACATCCTTAAAAATAATTCTCTATTTGATTCCATAGTTTTTTTCTTGTTCTGAAGTTAAAGTATATTTAGTTTTAATTTGTGCAATAGTTGCATTAGCTAATTTTGCTTTTTCTAAAATTTCAACAGTTGCATTTGGTTTTGGTTGCACTGCTTTTTGTGCGTCGTCATCTTCAGAACCTATCCCACAAATTGAACTTAAAGAATATCTACGAGCGTATGAAATACCACTTCCGTATGCTTGTGCATCGTTCTGCTTATTGCAAAATATTTCCGCAAGGCTTTCAAACACTTCTCCGCTTTCGTGCATTAGAACGGTCTTAACGAAGTTTTTACCTTCAATATTAACTAAAGGTTGTAAAAGTACAATACCATTATTATTTAATGCTGGAACAATAGCTTCTAAAACATCGTTTAAATCAGCATATTTATTTTTAAAGAAAGGATTAACAGACCCCTTTTTAGGAGTCTGCATTTCTTTTTGTGCTTTTACAAGTGCAATTGCTATGTTTTTCATTTTATATACTGATTTAAAATTTCTTGCTTTTCTTTTAGTTGCTCATAAGTTAGCGTTTCAAATACTGCTAAACACTGTTCTATTTCTGCTAACTTTTCTAATTGTGCTTTTAACTTTTTATTTTTTCTAACTAGTTCTTGATTCCAATCTTGTTGTTCTTCAAGTTCGGTTTGTGGCTCACATTCTATTTCATTAATAGGGTTAAGCGGATTGTGTTCGTTGAATGTGTTCATGATTAAAAAGGCAAATCGTCAGCGTTAGGAATTTCATTTGAATTTTCTTCAAGTGGTTTTGGTGCTTGTTGTTCGCTTATTTTAAGATTACCAAAATAAACTTTATCATCTTTAGTGGCGTCTTTAAATGAAGTCTGAATGCTTGCATCATTTCCGAACTGGTCTTTTTCCTCATTTATCCATACGTTTAAGTTAAGATAAATTTTACCATTGTCTGCTTTACTAAAAGCCTTATTTCCTGCCTTAGCTAATTCCAATAATTTTGAGAAGTCTAAGCTTCCGTACAATAATTTACTCATAATTTCTATATTTTTTTGTGTTAAACTTGAAGCAAAGATAGACTATAATTTGAGTTAAAAAAATATTTTACGTTATTTATAATCAGTTTAATTAATATTTTACTATTGTTTAATTGATATTTTATTGTATTTTTGCTTAAACTTAATAAGGTAAAATTATGATACAATCAAAAGAATTGAGAATTGGTAATGTAGTATTAGATAAAGATAATAATATTTTTACTATTGCGGGTATTTCAGAAGGTTCAGTATTCAAAGAAGGAGACTATATAGGAACTCCTATTGAGTGGATAAAGCCTGTTTTAATTACAGAAGAATGGTTATTAAAACTTGGTTTTGAGAAAGAAAAATACAGTAGCTTAAGTATAAATTTTTTTAGGTTAAAAGTTTTATCTCACGGAACTATTTCTTTTTATCCTAAAGAAAAAGGTTTTAATATTGAATTAGGAACAACTTCTGGGTATAATTTTGGAACGACTAAAATTGAATACGTTCACCAACTGCAAAACCTATATTTTGCTTTAACTAACGAAGAATTAACATTTAAAGTATAAAACAATGGCAAGACCACCAAAATCACACGAAGATAAAAAAGCATGGCTTGGTTCATTCGTACCAAACAAAGTAATTGACTTAATAGGTCGTAAACGTTGTAAAGAAATTGCAGAAAATGCGGTTAATAAAGAGTATAAAAAATTAATTAAAAAATAAATAGTTATGAGTGAATTTAAAGGAACAAAAGGAAAATGGAGTTTTTCAAGTCAAAAAGGCACTAAAAATCATTGTTTTGTTGCGCAAGTATGGTCAGACAAACAAGAATACTATTTAGCAACAATAAATACTACAGAGCATGAATATGAAGCTAATGCCAACGCTAAACTAATTGCATGCGCTCCAGAAATTTTAGAAATATTAAAAAATATTTTAGAAAATACAGATAAAATGGTTCAAGATGGTAAACCAACCGAAGCTTATTATCAATTGATGAATAAAGCTGAACAGATAGTAAAAAAAGCAACTGAGTAATTATGCAACCATTTAATAAATTAATGAAAGATTTAGATGTTTCATTTGATAGGAATAAAGAATTACAAAAAGTAATTAATAAAAGTAAAAATAGAATAGTTTATGAAAAATACGAAATTTACGAATCAAAAATAAATCATGACTCCAAAAAATAAAAATATTAAGATGCATTTATTTTATTGTTTAATGCAATTACTTTTAGAATGTTTAGACGAATTAAAAGTAACTAATCCACGAATGGTTGAACTGAAAAATAATATGTCAGATTTTTGCGAATTATTAAATTTAGAAACTAAAGACACTTATACTGTTCAAAAAACAACTTACTTTCAGTAAATAACACAAAAAATAAATACAATACTAAGAAAAGAATTTAACGATAAAATGTAATGAAAATGAATATAGATAAAAAATTTAAAAACTTACTTAAAAAAGTAGTTAACGATGGCGAAGTAAAACACAATGTTAGGCGTAATGTTTTAAAAGTAGAAATACCAAGCTATACAATTAGACATATGGTTATCGAAGGCTTCCCTTTATTATCATGTAAATCTGTTAATTTTAAGCACGTAGCAAGTGAGTTAATTTGGTTCTTAAATGGAGATAATACACTTGAATTTCTTCATAAATATAATAACAAAATCTGGGATAAAGATATTGCAAATTGGAACGGAATAGATGCCGGACAAAATTACGGTATTCAATGGCGAAATTACGCAGGCAAAGTAGACCAAATTACCGAACTAATTAAAAACATGAAAAAAGATATAAACGGGTCTCGTTTATTAGTTGAAGCATGGAATCCTTCAGAACTTCACGAAACACCTTTGCCACCTTGTCATACTGGTTTTCAAATTATTAGTTCAGAAGGAGGGTTTGAGTTACATTGGAAACAAAGAAGTGTTGATTTATTTTTAGGATTACCTTTCAATATAGCATCTTACTTTACTTTAGGAATGTTATTACAAACTATTACTGGAGTAGAATTTAAAGGGGTTCAAGGTGATTTAAAATGCGTTCATTTATATGATAATGCTGTTGTTCCTGCTATTAAATTAATGAACAGTAAAAGCAAAAAATATACGATACCTGATTTATTTTATAATGATAAAATTAATGAGGACTTGAAAGGATTAAATCCAATATTTTTTGAAATTAAAAATTATAATCCAGATAGCTTTATAAAAGTTGAAATGCTAGCACCTATTAAAAATGAGTAATTTAGAAAGAATATTAATAGTAATAGAATTTTATCACAAACGTGGTTGTAATTCTGAAATAGCAAATAAAGTTTATAGAAAAATAATTGATAAAATTGTTTTGTAATTAATTTAATTGTTTATATTTGCATTAGTAATGAAGTGAGAAGCATTGCAAAATTTACCGAAAATATTATAAAGATTCCATTAGGAAAGCCCTTCTCACAATACGGCTGACTTAATGGAATTTTACTTTTTACATAACTAAATAGTTTATCCGTTCTAATTAAAAACGGTTATTATTATGGCAAAATTTGAATTAAAGTTTATTGATTTATTAAATAATAAAGATTTTATTAAAGCAGAATTATCATGTGCATCAAATGAATGGAATACTATTGATGTAATTAGTATTACTGGAATGTTTGAAAGTGAGTTATTTAATATAGTTTTAGACAAATCAACAGCAATTAAATTCGCTAAAACACTTAGAACTGAAATTAATAAAATTACAGAAAGTGAGGTTAATAATGGCTAAAGAACTCCCTTATTTTAAATTTGAACCAGCTGAATACTTAACTAAAGATATTTCTTTTTGTTCTTTATCCGCACAAGGTTTGTTTATAAACATTTGCTCATACTACTGGCAAAGGAATTGTAAATTAACCAAACCACAACTATTAAAAAGACTTAATTACCCAAATGAATTAGAAGAGTTAATTTTAGAAGGTGCTTTAGACTTAGTTGATAATATAATTATTATTAAATTTTTAGATTCTCAATTATTTGAAGTTGAAGGAAAAAGCAAAACTAATTCTACCAATGGTAGTAAGGGAGGAAGACCTAAGAAAAACCCAATTGAAAGCGAAATTAAACCGAAACTAAACCCAATTGAAAGCGAATCAAAAGGCATAAGAGAAGATAAGATAATAGAAGATAAAAGAAAAGAAAACATTATTAATAATGCCGTTTTTGTTTCTGAATGTAAAAATTCTACTCAATGGATTGAAGTAACTGCAATGCAAAACAAAATAACTTCAGAAGTTGTTAATGTCTATATTGATAATTTTGAAAATCATTTAATCACAATGCAAGAACAAAAGAAAACTTTAAAAGAATATAAGGAACATTTTACGCATTGGTTTAAAAAACAAGACTTATCTGAATTTAGAATAAAGTCATACGGTAAAACAAATCAGATTTAGTTATGGAAAATGAAATTAAAGGTTATCAGATAGAAAATTTTAATATTTACGGAATACCAACAGGAGCTAAAACTTCAACTTGCCCTAAATGTTCAGCAGATAGAAAAAAGAGCAAAGACAAGTGTATGTCAGTTTTTTGGGATACAGGTTTAGGAAAGTGTAATCATTGCGGTGAAACAACCCAACTTCATACGTTTAAGAAAAAAGAAAACGTGAAACATTATTCAAAACCTATTTTAAGTAATTTAAACATTGATTACAGCGAACGTTTTATAAATTATATAACTAATGTTAGGTCTATAGATTTTAACGCTTTAAAATCCTTAAAAGTTCGTGAGTCTAAAGAATGGATGCCACAAACAAAAAAAGAGGAAAATTGTATTTGTTTTGATTATTATTTTAAAGATGAATTAATAAATATAAAATGCCGAGACGGTAAAAAGAATTTTAAATTATTTAAAGATGCTGAAAAGATATTTTACAACTTAGATAATATTGCAACTGAAGAAACATGCGTAATTGTTGAGGGCGAATTTGATGTTTTAAGTTTTGCTACTGCTGGAGTTATTAACGTTGTTTCAGTTCCTAATGGTTTTAACTTGAAAGGTGAATTGAATTTAGATTATATTGACAATTATTACAATTATTTTGAAAATAAAGAAACGATATATATTGCAGTTGATAACGACGAAGCAGGGCAAAAAGGACAAAGGGAATTAATTAGAAGGTTTGGAGCAGAGAAATGTAAAATAGTTGATTTTGGAGACTGTAAAGACGCTAACGATTATTTAATTAAGTATGGAAAAAACGCTTTAGCTAATACGATTAAACTTGCTAAAGATGTAAAGATTGAAGGTATATTTACTGTTGAAGATGTAACTGCTTCGATGCTTAACGGTTATCGTAACGGACAAAATAGAGGTGAAACTACAGGTGTAAAAGAAGTTGATAAGGCGTGGACTTGGCGTGGTGGTGAAGTTAATTTATGGACTGGATATCAAAATGAGGGTAAATCTTTATTTTTAAATCAATTATGCTTAATTCGTGCGGTTTTATCAGGAATTAAAGTAGCGGTTTTTAGTCCTGAGAATTTTCCATTAGATGATTTTTATAATGATTTAATTGAAACATACATAGGAAAATCATGCGACCCGTTTTATCAAAATAATTACATGAGTGAATCGGAATATAAAGAAGGGATGAATTTTATAAAAGATTACTTTTTTGTAATTTATCCAGAAAAAGATTTTAAACTTCAAACTATTTTTGATAAAGCTAAATATTTAGTTAAAAAACATGGAGTAAGAACTTTAGTAATTGACCCTTATAATACTATCGAGCATTTAATGAATAACGGAGAACGTGAAGATTTATATATTTCACGTTTTATGACTCAATTAAAACGTTTTTCAATTGAAAATGATTTATCAGTAAATTTAGTCGCTCACCAATTAACCGCACGAAAAAACGATAAGGATGCGGGAAGATATTTTAGACCCGAATTGAACAATATTAAAGGGGGTGGAACTTTTGCTGATAAAGCAGACAATGTAATGTATGTTTGGAGACCTAATAGGGCATTAGATTTTAAAGACCCTGATGTTATTTTTGGAAGTCAAAAGATTAAAAAGCAAAAGTTGGTTGGTATTCCTCAAAATGTAGACCATATAACATTTAACATTAGAGACCAAAGATATTATTTTAATGGAGTTTCACCGTTCACTTTATTTGATAAGCAAAGAAATGGAAATGATGAAATTTCAAATACTATTGAATTAGTAACTTTAGAAAATATTAAAGATGCATTTGGCGAAGTAGTGAGTGCCGAGGATATTCCATTTTAAAAAATAAAAATAAATATGGAACACAAACTGCAAATAAAACCTTTAAGCATAAATGATGCTTTTAAAGGACGAAGATTTAGAACTGATAAGTATAATTCATTTATAAAAAATTGTTTATTAATATTACCTAAAACAATATTAATGCCAGATAAAACCAATATTAAGTTAGCAATACAATTCGGATTTAGCAGTAAAGCAAGTGACATAGATAATTGTTGTAAATCTTTTATAGATTGTTTGGTTAAAAAGTATGGAGTTGATGATAAACATATTTATGAGTTGCATGTGTTTAAAAGTATAGTTAAAAAAGGTGAAGAATTTATAAAATTCAAAATATATTAATTTAATAACAAATAAATAAAAACAAAAATTATGAAAACAGCAGTAAAAACAACAATCAAAGGAAATGAAAACTTGACTGTAAAAGAAAGTGTTCAATTTATTTTTGAAGAATTAAGTACTAAGCATAGTTTTATTTTGCTTACTATTATTTCGCATGACAATAAAGAAACTAGAGTATGGATTAAAAAGACTTCAATAAAAATGTTTAGACAACTTTAATTATGAAAGATTTAATATAGAATATTTTGAAATTAAGAAACGATATTTCAGATTTAGAAAGAATCAAAAGAGTTGTACAGTCTGAAATAAATAAGAAAAAAAAGAACGGCTAGAAGAATTAGAAAAACTAACTGTTAATCAACTAGATATGTTTGAAGAATGAAAAATATATTTTGTAAGCAATGTCAAAATCTTTGCAAAACCAGTGGAAAAAATAATTGTGATAAATACGAACCGTATAGTATAGATGCTTTAGAAAAAGAAAAACGTACAGCAAGTCTAGAGCGTAGGAAAGAAATATTAGCCAAATTAGATTTTTATTATTATGGCAGAGTTATTTAGAATTATTATAAATACAACTTAAAATTTGTATATGTAAAAAATAGTTGTATATTTGTATTAACAATAAATATTAACTAATAAAAATAGAAATTATGTACAACAATTTTTTTGACTGGTGGGAGGCCTTCACTGAATTAGCTTATTCTAAAAACTTAGAGCCTTCTGAAAATGTAGATTACATTAGAGATTTATGGTACGATAAAGAGGATTATAGCATTGAAGAAGCAATTGAAAATTTTACAAGATAACTTAAAACAAAACTATGGAAACAATAATTCAAGAATCGAAAAATTATAAAAATAACCAAACAAAATTTGCTGAATGGACACAATTAAAAGGATGGGGTTTTTTAGGTAAAAATAAATGGATAAACAAAAGCTCAGAAGTTGTCTCTTCGGAAGTACTTTTTGATATTTATTTAAGTATATAAATCCAAACAAACATTAATAATAAACAAAGCCGGAAAATGTAATGATGCAAATAAACTTTTATATTATCGGCTTTTTAAAATCAAAAAGTAATGACTAATATTGAAAAAACATTAAGTAATTTTGATAATTTACAAGATAGAATTCCAGATATATATGAACCAAAATCTAATATAAAAAAAATACGAAATAAAATGAAACATCTTATTCCAAAAAAAAAGAAACGGAAATGATATGTAAACCAATTTAATAAAAAAAAAATAAAACCATGACAACAATTATCTTTTTAATCCCGTTCGTAATCTTGTACATACTTCAAGATACAATAACAGAATTTTTATGCAAAGGAAAGTCTTTTGTAAATGATGAAAATAAACCTTTTAGATAGAATATTATGAAAAAACAAATTTTACATGCATTGTTAATTTACCAAGATGAAATAATATTTACTGTTTTTATTATCTTAATTATATATGCGTCTTATATGTTAAAAGACATGAGTGATTTTAACTCTATGAAGGGAAAATATAAAAATAAGTAACCATGACAATAGAACAAATACTAACAAAGGTTAACGAAAACCAAGAGCCGGACGTTATACCATACACAATTGAAACAATACCACAATCATTATTAAACTTTTGGAGAAATTATGAAAATATACGAAACTCTATTTAAAGACTCTGGTTTAACGCAAGTTGATATAAGTAAGGAATTAAGTATAACACAGCAAAACGTTTCTAAAAAGAAACAAAACATACCTGCAATTAAAGCCTTGAGCATAGCAATGCAAAAATTAAATATTAATTCGATAGAAGCTGAAGAAAGTGGACTATCTGTAAAAATTGAAAGGTTATGAAATTAGAATTACGACATTTAGCGGGTTATTTGCCTTATGGGTTGAAAGGTGTTGAAGAAATTGAAAAACCAATACATATACTTCATTCATTAGACATAGATAAAAAAGCAATTTGGAGAAATAAAGAATTCCATTCAATGACAAGCAGAATAGATTGTATACCAATCCTACGCCCACTTTCAGACCTTACAAAAGAGATTGAAGTAAATGGAGAAAAGTTTGTGCCAATTAAAGAGTATTATTACTTAAGATTTGAGGAAATATCAACTTTTAAAGGATGTTGTAATGCTATGAAATTTATACAGGCAAGAGAATTAGAATTACTTTATGAGATGCACTTTGATATTTACGGACTAATAGAAAATAATTTAGCAATTGATATAAATGGAATTTAAAACACAAATTAGAATCGGATTAGCAATAGGAATATATTTTTAAATTCAAATAATATTTAGATAATATGAAAAATAAATTAAGATTTTACGAGTGGTTACAAATGTGTAATAATATTTATTTACACGACAACGAGCAAGTCAATAACGCATTTTTAAAAGTAGAGTAACATGGAAGCAATAGCAATGAAAATGACTCAAGAAGAGTTTTATAGTATTAAGGGGTTTATTACACTACCTTTAAATTCAATATATGATTTCAATAAATATCCTTATCTGGTTAATTGTGATGATTGTAATGATAATTGTAATGCAATAAGCAATGTAGATTTAAGTTTTAAACATATAGCAATTAAAAAACCTAAAGTCTACGAATACTTCGATAAATATATATTTCTAAAGGCTTGTGATATTGAAGTGGAGAAGGTTTGGAGTCATGAAGAATTAGAATATAGAGATAATGAAAATGAAAAATGGGAATCATGTTATTCTTGTTTTCCTAATAGAAAATACAGACTTAAACCACAACCAGAATACAGCAAAGAAATTGAAAGTTTGCAGAAAAAAGCTAAAGAAAACGGAATGAAAGCAATAATTACATTTGAAAAGATATGAAAACAATATACAATACGTACGTAGAAATGGAATCGCAGGAACAATGCGATAGAATGAAACAATTATGTATTGATAATAAATTAAAAATCTGGGATTCGTATGTTGGTTTTGAGTTATTAGAAAGTAATAAGTTTTTTTGTATTGATGAAGATGGTGATTTTTGTGTAATTATACCAACAGACAAACAGCATTATGAAATAACAGAACAGGAATTTATCGAATTATTAAACAATTATAACTATGAAAAACGCAATTATATCAGCATTATCTATGTTAATAATATTTTATCTTGCTGGATCTTTTACATTTGCTTCTTTTGATATAAATCAATGGAATGGTTTTGCGAGGGGTTTTATAGCTTTTGTATCATTGTGTTTTAGTGGTTATATATTTGCTTATGTTTATGAACAAAATAAAAAATTATGAAAAATTTAATATCAAATACCGCTTTTGGAAAAAAAATAGAATCAAAATTAATTTTAGGCGAAATTGATTATAAGGATTACTTTATCTTAAGATGCAATTACGATTCTTTTTTAATCAAACCTTTGGAAAAATGGATGTTTGTTCCTTGTGATGAAGATGGAAATGTTTTAGAAGAGCCTCAAAGATGGAATGATTATTTAGAATTTCCAGAAAGTTTTGATGGCAATAAAGAACGGCATGATTTTTACGCTTATGAACAAGCAAAAGAAAGATGTTTGTTTGAAGGGCTTGTTATAAAAGGGAAGTTTATAAATCACAAAGAATCGGATATTATATTCGTTAAAGGATTTGCTAATGTAATAATAGAAAACCTAGTAAAATACAACTTACAACTAACCAAAACAGCTATTAAACAATTAGGATTATGAAACCAATAACAAAATTAATTATAGGATATACAATTATATTGTCTTTTTTACTATCTTTGTGTATATTGACTTATTTATATTTATAGTAAGTAAATGGGGATGTAGCTCAGTAGGTAAGAGCGGGACCGTAATAATAGCGTCTGTCGTCACAGGTTAGATTCCTGTCTTCTCCACAAAATAAAACTTATGATTGAATTATTAGCTAAAAAAGATAGTTACTGGAGAAAAATGGCATTTAATATATGCAAGGACACTTCGACTGCTGACGATTTAGTTAATGACATGTATATAAAACTACACGATTGTAAAAAAGAAATTAACGACGGATATGTTTATAGGGTTATAAATAGTATTTTTATTGATTCTAAGCGAAAAACTAAAAACATAATAGATTTAGATATTTCAAATATTTTAATTCAAGAAAGCGATACAGAGATAGATTTTGAAGTAGAGCAAGAATACAATGTTACAAAGAAAGTTTTTAAAGGTTTAAAGACTTACGAGCAAATAATAATTAAACATTCTTATGAGGATGGACTTAGAAAGTTTTCAAGAGATAGCGATATTTCTATTTCGACAGTTCAGAAAATAAGAAATAAATGTAAAAATTTAGCATGGGAAGAAAAAAGAAAGTTACAGGAATCGGAGACGTCATTGCAACCGTTACAAGTGCAATTAGGATTACCACTTGTGAAAATTGCAATAAAAGAAAGGATATTTTAAACGTTGCTTTTCCATTTCAAAAAGCTAAAGCAATGAGCGATGAGCAAAAGATTTGGTTTGGTGACTATTTGCAAAGAAAAAGCAATGTATTAGTTAATCAGGATAGGTGGGTTATTGGTGAAATGTATAACGATTGCTTCCAAACCGACGTAAAACTTTGTGGTACTTGTGCAGGATTGTACGTTGCTATTATTAAGAAGCTAACTAAATTGTATGAGTTGTAAATTATGGCAGGGAGACCAAGAAATATAGATAGCCCAGAAACTTTATGGAATTTATTCCAAGAGTACGTTATTGATTTAAAATCAAAAGAGGGCGAATGGCTTAAGGTACAATATGTAGGTAAAGAGGGTGAAAGAGTTACAGATGGACTAAAACTACCTTTAACTTTTGAAGGGTTTAAACGTTATTGCTGGGATGTTGAAGTTGGATGTATTGAACAATATTTTAAAAATATAGATAGTGTTTATGAGGAATATTTACCTATCTGTTCACGTGTTAAAAATTACATAAGAGAAAATCAATTGTTAGGCGGTTTATTAAATGTTTTTAATCCAAGCATAACACAACGTTTAAATGGATTGTCTGAAAACATAAATCAAAACGTATCGGTTAAACAACCTTTATTCCCAGATATAGAACACGATGTTTAAAAGAACAACAGCTATTAATAAAATAGCTAAAATGAAGGCTAGAAAGAAAGTTATTCAAGGAGGTACTAGTGCAGGTAAAACATATGCAATCGTACCTTTACTTATTGATATAGCTTGTAAGTTTTTAAAGTATAAAATAACTATTGTTGCAGAAACTTTACCAGCAGTTAAAGAAGGTGCTTTAGATATTTTTAAAACTATAATGATTGATACTGAACGTTGGTTAGATTCAGAATGGAATGCAAGCGCTTTAATTTACACGTTTAAAGATACTGGAACCAGAATACAATTTAAAAGTTTTGATAGCGTAGGGAAGGCAAAAGCTAGCGGTAAACGTGACATACTATTTATTAATGAAGCTAATCACATTCATTTTGATATTGCTGATGCTTTAATGATTCGTTCAAGATTTACTTATATAGATTTTAATCCAGACAATGAGTTTTGGGTACATACTGAGGTAATGACTTCTAAAAATTCGGAGTTCCTTTTACTTACTTATGAAGATAACGAGGGATTAAGTCCAGAAACTTTAGAAGATTTAATTGAGAAAAAAGAAAAAGCATTCTTCAATGTTGATTTGCCTAACCCAGAAATATTTGATAGTAATAATATTCGAAGTGAATATTGGGCTAATTGGTGTAGAGTTTATATATTTGGTGAAATTGGAAATTTAGAGGGAGTTATTTTTAATAATTGGACTATTATCGATAATATACCAAAAGAAGCTAGATTATTGGGTTATGGATTAGATTTTGGGTATTCAAACGACCCTACAAGTATTATTGAAGTTTATTTATACAATGGTCAAAGATTAATAAATGAAATATGTTATCGTAAAGGATTAAGCAATTCAGAAATAGCAAAGTATATTAAAACATCATTACCTTGTTATTGTGATAGTGCAGAGCCTAAATCAATAGCAGAGCTTAAAAGTTATAAAATAACAGCTAAGGCAGTTACAAAGGGCAGTGATTCAATTAATTTTGGTATTCAAACATTGCAACAAAATAATTATTTAGTTACGGCATCAAGTCTAAATTTAATTTCAGAGTTAAGAAAATATGCTTGGGATAAAGATAAAAGTACAGGTGAAAAGTTAAACAAACCTATTGATAATTTTAATCATGCTATTGATGCTTGGCGTTATCATGAAATGGAAGTGTTAGGATTAAGAAAAAACGATGGCAAATACATAATCGGATAAAAAAACAAATATGATAAATTTATTAAAAGGAGATTGTTTAGAAATAATGAAGTCAATTCCTGATGGAAGTATAGATTCAATAATTACAGACCCTCCTTATGGAATAACGGCTTGCAAATGGGATTCAGTTATTCCTTTTGATTTAATGTGGGAGCAGTTGAACAGAATTATAAAACCAAACGGTGCAATTGTTTTATTCGGTTCTGAGCCTTTTAGTTCTGCTTTACGAATGAGCAATATTAAAAATTATAAGTATGATTGGCAATGGGATAAAAAACTAGGAGGCAATAGTATGCTTGTTAAAAAACAACCAAGTAGAGTAGTTGAAAATATTATGTTATTCAATATACATAATTATTACCCACAAATGGAAGAGAGAGGTAATCCAGTTTTTAAAAACAATAAAAACAAAGCTACTTATCAAAGCGCAAACAATCATAATAATAATGCTATAAGAGTTAAAAATAACATTTATTATCCTAAAAGCATAATAAGTATATATAACGACAGAAGGGGTAAACAACACCCCACGCAAAAACCAGTTGAATTAATGGAATACCTAATTAAAACCTACACAAACGAAAACGAAACAGTTTTAGATTTTACAATGGGTTCAGGAAGTACTGGTGTAGCTTGTATAAATATAAATAGAAACTTTATAGGTATTGAAATGGATGATAAGTATTTTGAAATAGCAAAGGATAGAATTTATAAAAACAAATAACAATAAATACGTTATATAATTATGAAAGTTACAATACCAGAAACATTAAACGAAATAACTTTAGACCAGTTCTTGAAGTTTCAAAAAGTAATCAAAGCTGAAGATATTACAGAAGATATCTTGTGTTTAGCAATGGTTACAATATTTTGTAGATTAACAGTTGAACAAGCTAGAAGTATTGAAGCTAAAGATTATAACGCTATTGTTTTGCAATTAACTGAGGTTTTAAAACAAGAACCTAAATTTATTCAGCGTTTTACGTTAGAAGGAATTGAGTTTGGATTTGCCCCTAACTTAGATAATATTTCGGCAGGTGAATATATTGATTTGGATACTTATTTAAAAGAAGAGGATACTCATTTAAACGCAATGGCTATATTATACCGTCCTATTGTGTCAAAGATAAAAGCAGATTATAAAATAGAAGTATACGAAAGTTCAGCAAAGTATAGGGATGTTATGCAATTTATGCCTTTAGATGTTTATTTAGGTTCATTGGTTTTTTTTTACAATTTAAGCAACGAATTATTGATAGCTACGAAGGTTTATTTTCAACAGTCGAAACAGGCGGAGGAGTTAAATCAGTATTTGGTGACAAGTGGGGTTGGTATCAATCAATTTATACAGTTGCTGGAGGATGCTTGTTCGACTTTGAAAGAGCAACTAAATTGGAAGTACACGAATTTTTAACCTTCTTAGATTTTAAAGTGGATTTAGCAAATGAAGAAAACAAACAAATAAAAGCAAATGAATAGTTTTTACACTGTTATTGAATATTTAAAAGACTTCTTGCTACAAGATATTGATGTTAACACATGTACACATGGAGACGTTAACGACGTAGATATTGACAAGAAAAATATATTTCCTTTGGCTCACATATTAGTTACTGGAATGAGTTTTCCGGTTGGAATGGTGTCGTATAATTTTACTATTCATATATTAGACCAACGAAATATATCTAAAATTAAATCGACTGATAAATGGCTAGGTAATGATAATGAATTAGATAATATGGCAACTTGTGGAGCGGTTGTTAATCGTTTGGTATCGCATTTGAAAAGACAGTATAATGATTATGATATTGAATTATTAAACGAACCTTCACCCGTTCCAATTACTTATCAATTCACTAATATTTTAGACGGTTGGCAAGTTGATATTCAATTAGGAATTTCAAATAATATGGAGGTATGTTAGACAGACAATCAACTAACGAAACATTACAGGCTTTTTCTAAGTACGTTATTCAACAGTCTAGAACTAACTTAACCAAAGGCGATAAAAACGTTTCTAAAGACTTATATAATAGTTTAGGTAGTGATGTTGTTGTAAGTAAAAATAGTTTCGGACTTTCATTTAAAATGGCTGATTATGGTAAGTTTCAAGACTTAGGAGTTAAGGGCAAAGCATCAAGTTCAAAAGCGCCTGATAGTCCATATAAGTTTGGAAGTGGTACAGGAAAAAAAGGAGGACTAACACAGGGAATTAATCAATGGGTAAGGGCAAGAGGTTTTCAATTTAAGGATAAAAAAACAGGACGCTTTTTATCTTATGATTCTACTGCATTTTTAATTACAAGGTCAGTTTATAACAAAGGAATGAAGGCAACTAAATTCTTTTCACGTCCATTTGAGTTAGGTTTTGAAAGATTACCAGATGAGTTAATAGAAGCGTACGGATTAGACGTTGAAAGATTCTTAAAAAATACATTAAAATAATTATGGAAATAGTTTTATCAAGATCACCATATTTTATAATCGAAACGCCTGTTAGTGATTTTGATGAGATAAGAGCAGATTTATATATTTATAGAGGTGACTTTATAGCCGACAGACTAGTTCTACCTACCTACCAATTATCTAAAAGAACTATAGTAGCACTACAACCTACAATATCTTTTGATATTCATAAAATAGTTAACGACTATGTTAAGAATAATTATAATAATACTTTAGGAACTGGAGCAAATACAACTTCAACA